GCAAACCATGGTAATGCCACAGCATCATTTCTAGAGAAGGCACCGAGGACAGCCACGGACGGGGCAACCTCCCTGATAACATTGGAGAGCGAATCTCTAATGATGACGTTCGGGAAATAAGCAGCACCGAAGGAGGAGTTTAGGCCACGATCTCTGAAGGTGTTTACGGTATTTCTTACCGAGACAATCTGGTCTTGTCCACCAACGATGGTTGCATTCTGGGTATCTTTTTCTTCGATATCCATAAGATAAATGGCATCAAATCTATTTTCTGCCACAGCAAGAGCTTGGTCAGTAAGATACTTGTGGCGGATACCCGGAACTGTCAAAATCTGAACGTCTATTTCAGATGTGTCGTTCATAACGCTCAGGGCTCTCTCAAATGCCTTAACGGTTGGGCCGTTTGACAAGAGACGATTGCCGTTCTGTAGCTCCTGAACAACTGCAATATTGTTCATGTACTGAGTATTTCTATCAAAGATTCTTACGCCATCATATCCGCCCTCTACAAAGAACGAAAACTTTGCAGCCTGACGTACTGTTGGATCCTGAAGGTCAGAAACCGTAAGAGCCTTTGTGAAGTTTACGGTATCCGTGGTGATACCGCCAGCGCGTACATATACCCAGTCATCTAGGTTGTTCATGTCTGGGAGATTCGAGGCAGAGATATATGGTACTTTGATTTTCTCCAGAGAGAACAAGTTGTTGTTGTATCTGTCGGCATCAATAATACCATTGGCTGCCGTGTCCGTCGTGTCCTCATTATCCCTTACGACTACGTTCTGCCAGTCGGTGTGGAAGTTTGGCAAATATCTTGTAAAGGAGACAATGGAATCATCTGGCACAAAGGAGGCGTTAGACTCAGAAATAGAAATAACTTTCTCAAACTGAACGCCCCAGTAGAACTGCCTGTCGCCAATAGTATTTCCAGAAGCTCCTCTGGAAACGTTTCTTCTCATTGGAACCGGTGGCTGTGCAAGCTTAAACCATGGATTAGTTGCAATCAAATTTCCGGCATCGGAGTAGGCACCCATTGGAGCAGTACCGCTTATCATAAGGTGCTGCGAGCCTCTGAAGCCTATAGGAAGGGCGGTAGCGTCTACATTCTGGTCATTTACACCAGAGGCTATCTCTATACGAATATACTTGGAGTTATTTGGGTACTCACCCTCAACTACAATCTTTTGTTCTCCGTCCGAAGCCTGGAAGTTATAGAACGTGTTGTAGTCGCCGATGACTCTAGCAATATAGTTGTCAGCATTTGGATCAAGAGAAAGATTTCTCCACTGCTCCAAAACTTCCCTGCTCTTGTCGGTATCCCCACCATCTCTTATGAGAAGGTCGAATTTACCATAGAGGTAGGTGTCGCTAAGACTTGGAGCAATATTTTCAATGGAAATTTTGTATCTTCCATTGGAGTCTGCGCCGTCTGAAAGGGTATGAACCTTGAACAAGTTTTGTGGCTTGCCACCAAAAAGCTGGGAGGTGACCCAAGGAGACCTAGCTGTACGGAACCTATCCTCAAAGTTCTCAAAATTTGGTGCTGTGGTAGAACCAGAGTTTCTAGCCTGAGAGCCAGTAAGGATAAAGGCAATTCTTTCCATCGTGCTAACGCTAGGAGTAACTGCTCCTGCACCAGTTACGGTAGCTACGGAGGGGTAAATGTCCCACCAGTTATAAAGAACATAACCTGCTTGCTCTAGTCTGAATGGATCCTTGTTGAAAATGCTTCCGAAGTAATTCGGGGCAGTTGGATCGAAAGATGCCGTAACGACGTTTGGATAAGAAAGGTCAAGGGCTTTGTGACCATTTAGGAACATCACAAACTCTTGCTTGCTGCTAGAAAGATTTACAGAACCAGTTTGGAATCCTCTGATGTTGGCAGCAACAGCAGGGAGAGTGGTGTCTGGGGCCGTATTTGTTCCGCCGACAGAATTTGAAAGCGACAATACCACGCCAGAGGCAGCCATGAGCATACCTCTTACAACTGGAAGACCAGAACCGCTTAGACCGGCTTCAGAGAACCATGTAGAACCGTTAGATTCTGACATAAATGCCCCGAGGAAGTACATTCTTCCGAGAGGACCCACGTCGGTACCGGAGGAAGTAACAGCGTAGGAGTTGGACCCAAGGGCACCAGAAAGAGTACTCTGTGGCTGCTGATCGCCAACCACAAAACCAGCATTTGTTACTTTACCTTTGTTTTGCCCTGAAGTTGTTCTTGCTTGACCAGTTCCAATTCCCAAAATTCTAAGGAAAGTTGCTGCCTGGGCGTTTCTTAGCCACTCAGACACAGCCAGAGGTCCATGGGTGGCACCATCTGTGGTCCTTCCGAAAATTACAACGAAATCCTGAGCCGTAGGAACCGTAACCGGAACAAACGCAGGACCCTTCTGGGCGGTTCCAACAACTCCAGCAGGAATACCGACCGGAAGAAGGGCTGTAGGCCCCGTAAGGTCGATTGTTCTTGCGGACACACCCGCTGACTTGAATGAAATTTCTGTCATTTTTTGTTATCCTTGAGTTTTTTCTAAGTATTTTCCTAGTTTTGTTTTGGGATTTTTATTAGCTTGTAAACTGAATTGCAGAGTTGGTTATAATGAAGTCGATTGCGATAAACTCTGCTGCCCTTACAGGAATTACCTTAATTGTTGCATTCATTCTATTTGCAAGCTTGTCTTGCTCGGTATTATTTCTTTCATCGCAGATTATTTCGAATCTCTCGATTCCGTCGCGGATTTGTACCGTGGACAATATTGGCTTAACCAGGTCAACAAACCTCTGACGAATTGCAGGGGTGAGTTGATCGAACATGAGACTATTTCCAGCAGCAATAATCTGTTGTTTAATGGAGATAATCATTCTATTGACGTTAATAGACTGAAGGGCAGAAGTTGCCTGTTGGAGCGTCTGCTGGGAGAAAATCACGAAATTTTCCCCAGGAAGTTTGATGATTGGGTTCACTCTTACCGCATAAAGTCTTTCGCGCTCAGGCTGATTTACCTTAACGGAAGACATTTTTACAAAGTCGAGTGCGCCTCTGTTGAATCCTGCAGGAGCAAACCAAGGATAAGCAACCCTGTCATTAAATCCGATAGCGGAAAGGGCTGCTACCGAGGCAGGAACCGTAACGTTTCTATTGTTGTTTACAGTGTCCTCTACCACCACATTTGGGAAATAGGCGGACATATAAACGTTGTCAACGGCACGGCTTTCAAACATGTCTGCCGTTCTGTTTACAGAAACATATCTTCCGGTGTCACCATCGAAAACTCTGATAACGTCAGAATCGTAGGAAGGAATATCCACGAGATATTGTGCGAGACCATAGGTTCTTACAGCATCCCCGATGAAGTCAGTTACAAGAGGCTCTCTCTGTCCAGGGACAGCAAGAACATTTATGTTGCTGATAAATGGGTCGGTAATAAGTCTACCGGCAATTCTGTAGGAAGCCACAGAGTTGTTTCTTCTGGATGTACCTGCCTGGTTTGTAGCAAATCCAGGAGAGGTAAAGGAAGAGTTAGAACCACCGCCGTTTTCAGCAGAGGTACCCTTGTCTGTCATATATGCCTGTTCTTTATCCAGGATATTGAGACCATTAAATCCACCAAACATGACAGTAGTAAACTTCATGTAGTTTGAGAAACGATTAAATGTGGTAGCGTCTCCGGTCTGGAGAAGGGTTCCAAAGGTAATACGATTCAAGTAGGTGTCATTTATTTTGTAGTCACTTGGATTTGGCATACCATTTCTAAGATATGCTGCTTCTTTCATGTGGGTATCCACAGAGGCAGTCAAGTCTGTAATGGCTGTGTTTCCAAGGGCAACTCTAGAAAGAGTAAACTTGTTGTTATTGAAAAGGTCGGCCTGAGAACCGGTTACAAGGGTGTCAAGTTTTTGAATACCCTCAAAAGCCGTGTAGGCTCTTACGAGATTATTTATTTCACCATTTATGTTGGTATTCAGAACATCGTTGTTGTTTCTGGTAACTTTTACGCCCCAGTAATAACGAGAGTCTGCGATTTCTGTTGGACCAGGAGTTCCAACAGGGCCGATTGCGGAAGTAATGGCACCTCTTGTGTTCTTAAATCTAAACGGAAGAGGTGGAACTACGGCATGAAGAAGTCTGTTATCGGTAGAACCAACTGCCCCAGAGGCTCCAAGGCGGGTAAGCGCAGGGAAAGACGAGGTAGCATCTGTAAGGAATGGGTTCGTGTTAAGTACATTTACCCCACGGAAACCGAAAGGAAGAGACTTGGCTGGAATAATCTTGTCTTCCACGCCTCTCGACATAACCACGCGAACGAAATTGGATCTTGACGGGTATTTACCTGTCTTTACGAGACGACGATCATCCTCGTTTTCTACGTCAAAGTTGAAAAATACCTTTGCGTCACCAACGACTCTGGCAACGTAATTGTCGCTGTCTGGGTCGAGGTTGCATTCATTGAACTGTTC